CGCTTTCAACGGGATGAACATCACGGGCAAGACAAAAGAAATCCAATATCTGAACCCAAACACGATTAAGCCAAAGCTAACGCCGCGGGATGGGCTGACGGGGTTTACACGTCGCTTCAAGGGGCAGGAAAAGCATTTTGACGTAGAGGATATTATATATTTCTGGTATCCTGATCCGGAGGTAGAAGTTGGTCCTCCTGGTGTAAGTCCTGCAATGGCTGCGCTGAACGCGGCTGACGTTTTGCTTTCGGTTGACGAATTTATGGCGGCGTTTTTCAAACGTGGGGCAATCAAGCCGACCATTCTTGGCGTTCCGGGCGGGACACCAAAGAGCGAGAAGGAGAAACTGGAGGGTTGGTTCAATCGGATGTTTTCCGGCATCGCCAATGCCTTCAAGACCAAGGCAATCAACGCAGATGCAGTGCAGGTGACGACCATCGGTGACGGTATTCAGGACCTTGACAACAACGAGCTGACAGACAGCCGCAGGCAGGACATCGCGGCTGCGCTTGGCGTTCCGGAGACCAAACTATTTCAAGCGGCAAACTTTGCAACCAAAGAGCGGGACGATAAAGGCTTTTACGAAGACACAATCCTCCCGGAAGCCAACTTCATCGCTGAGGTACTGAACGAACAGGTGTTTGGACCCAATGGGTACCAGCTGCGCTTTATGCCTGAGCAGATGCAGATATTCCAGGAGGATGAGCGGGAACGCAGCGAAGCGTTTGCCAATTATGTATACGCTGGTATGCAGCCGAGCATTGCTGCGGAAATGCTTGGGCTTTCGCTTCCTCAAAACGTTGAATACGCCGACCTGGATGGGGCACAACCTGAGCAAGAGCAACGGGAGCCACAGGACACAGATGGGCTTCGGTCTCACCTGGATAAATGGCGCAGAAAGGCGCTGAACAGCCTTGACCGCAACGGGGTGGCGGATTGTGAGTTTGAAAGTAAGCACATTCCAGCGTCCATGAATGGCGCAATCGAAGGGATGCTGCGGGGCGTTGGAGATGACGGAGAGGTGAAGGCGATATTTGACGCAGTGGAAAGGGATTTGCCGCTGCCGTTTGTGAGGGACAATGCCTGATGTGAGAGGTAGGTTTTCCTGGGAGAACGAGATTGCCCGAAGGCTGGCAAAGATATTCCGCAAATTCAAGAACAAGGCAAAAAAGCTGGCAAAGGGCGGGGCGCAGGTAATACCGGAGAGCTTTTTTCGGGATTTGTCCAGTGAGGAAAGGGCTTCGCTGTATCCGGTGATAGAAAACATCTACAAGGGACAGGGGCAGGCATTGGCTGAGGAGTACGCCATCGGCATTGACTGGGGCAACGTCAATGAAGCGGCACGGGAGTGGGCGCGGCAATACACATTTGAGCTTGTGAAGGGAATTGATGGCACCACCCGCAAACATCTGCGCGACAGCATTGCGGCTTTCTTTGAGGATGAAATGACGATTGGCGACCTTGAAGACCTTTTGATGTCTGGCAACCTGTTTGGTCCAACGCGGGCGGAGATGATTGCGGTGACGGAAGTGACGCGGGCTGGCGCGCGCGGCGAGGTGGAGACAATGGAGTATTTGCGCCGCGAGTATGGACTGGAAAGCGTTGCTGTCTGGCAGACCAACAGGGATGAGATGGTGTGCCCGATATGTGGGCCGCGTCACGACCAGCCACGAGGGACCAACTGGGATGAACCACCTCCAGCGCATCCGCGTTGTAGGTGCTGGATTGTGCACGAGATTACTTTTGACGAAGGAGAGACAGAATGAAAGAGTATTATGTAGCAACAGTGACATTGACCGTTGATACGGGGACAGCGTATGCAAGCGGTGATTTGCTGGCCGACACACAGGAGATTACAAACTTCTTTGAGCACGGCAAGCCCGCAAAGGTTGTAGGCATTACAGTTCTGGACGTTGATGACCAGGCTGGCGCTTTTGACCTTGTGTTTGTCAAGCAAAACACGTCACTTGGAACAGAGAATAGCGCTTTTTCGCCATCTGATGCGGTGGCAGCTGACATTCTTCAGTATATTGAGATTGTGGCTGGTGACTACGAAGATTTCACCAATAGCCAATGGGCGCATTTGTCGGCTGACGAAGGCGATACGGGGTTCGGTCACATCCTGTATCCGGAGGACAATACAAGCGACAGTGTATATGTTGCGGCGATTTCGAAGGATACCAAGACTTACACAACCGCAGGCGCATTGCAGCTGAAAATCAGCGTTGAAAGGGATGCGTAAATGAGCAGAGATTTTTGGATGGCAATCAGGCAGGCTCTTTTGATGGCGGTGGACGCTATCGAGCGAGAGCTTGACATAGACAGGACATCAGATGCAAGGCGCTTTTGGAAAGACAACGCCCCCCATTGACGAGAAGCGTCCTCCTATTCTGCCGCCTGGTGGATAGTTGCGGGAATGGTGTGCTTGTGGTAGAATGAAGTAAATAAACTTAGGCAGTCCGAGAGGAACGCCGCTGACAGATAATGTTGGCGGCGTTTTGTGTGTTATGCCAGAACCTAAAGAGAATGAAGCGAAAGAGGAATTTATAGAGCGGTGTATGGGGGACAGTGAGGCGGTTGCTGACTTCCCTGACAGAGAACAGCGATACGCTTTTTGTAATTCAAAATGGGAGAGCAAGAATATGGGGAATACGCTAAAGACAGTAAGCAAGAACGATGACGAGTTGAGGGTGGCGAATTACATGGTTCTGTGGGGCGGAAAGGACTTGCAGGGCGAGTTTTTTTCACCTGACACAGAGTTTGAAAGCTCTTATACCAAAACGGGGCGCTTATACGTTGATTGGGAGCACGGGCTCCAGCCTGAGCCGGATGGTCCAGGGCGTGACGATGTTTTGGGATACGTAGACTGGACAACGGCAAAGCGGGACGAGCAGGGCTTGTTTGTCGAGCGGGTGCTGGACAGGCAGGCGGCATACATGCAATATTTGGAACAACTTATTGAGGAAGGATTGGTAGGAACATCCAGTGAAGCTGTCCCCGGCAAAGTATTTGTAACGAAGGATGGGGAGATCAAGAAGTGGCCCCTGAAGCGTGATGCTTTGACGGTAACGCCAGCTGAGCCAAGGATGTTGAGTGAAAATGCGGTACAAGCTATTAAGGCATTAGCAGAGAAGTTTCCCAACCTAAAGTCGGCAATTCAAGAGACTGCGGTGAGCGGTGGCGAATCCGAGACGGACGGGGGCGAATCTGATGCAAAGACAAACGTTTATATCAAGGAGAACAAAATGGATGAGAAAAAAGTAGAACAGGCCAAGAACTCTCCTGTGTTTGATGCTGAGGAATACGCTTCGCTGAAAGCCAAGGTCGCTGAAAGTGCGGAAGCACAGAAAGCCCAAGGCGAGCAGGTGAGCGCCCTCACTGCAAACGTAGAGAAATTACTGGCCCGAATGGAAGATACGCCAGCGCTGAAATCCGCTGGGTATTATACTGATGACGGTGGGAGCGCCGACCCGAAACACAAGAGTTTTGGCGACTTCCTGCTGGCTGTCAAACGCAAAGACGTGAAACGCATCAACGCCGTTTACAAGTCTACGCAGGTTGAAGAGGATGGCTCTCTTGGCGGGTACATGGTGCCCGAAGAGTTTCACTCCCAGATTTTGTCTGTTGTGAACGAGAACGCCCAGCTTTACCCGCTGGTGAACAAGTTCCCCGTTCAGCAACCTCGTGGATACTGGCCTGCGCTTGACCAGTTCGCCGCCCCGACTGCTGGTGTTGGCGACAGTGCGTATGCTGGTGGATTGACGGCTGACAGCATTGGTGAAGGTTCCGCTGGAACTGAAACCAACGTTTCCTTCAAACAGCTTGAATACAACCTGAACAAAATCGGGAACTATGTTCCTGTGAGCAATGAGCTTCGGGATGACACTGGCAGGTTGATTGAAGCGCTGTTGACAAGGCTGTTTGGTCTGGTTATGGCAAACAAAAAGGATTACTCCATTCTACGGGGCACCGGGTCGAACGAACCCCTTGGTGTGCTTTCCGCGACTGGGGCGAACATCGGCATTACGCCTGACACTAACAGCACCTTTGGGATTTCGGATGCCGTGGAAATGCTGTCACGGTTCAAGCCGATTGGCAAAAGCCCGATTTGGGTGATGCACCGCGGAATGCTGCCTGACTTGCAGGCGAACTTCCAGGCTGGCACGGCTGGGATGGACTTCATTCAGCCGCGAGAAGGCATTCCGGTTTCCCTGCTGGGTTATCCGGTTTACTTCTCGGAGCACTCGCCGCAGGATGACAATTCTGGGTGTGTGGTTCTGATGGACCCCTCCGCTTACGCCTGGTTCGAGAAGGGCGGAATGGTGGTGGACTTTTCACCACATGTCAACTTCAAGACTGACGAGGTCGTTTGGAAGTTCAAAGAGCGGTATGATGGTATGCCCTGGGTGACATCACAGATTACGCTGGCAGACCCGAACGGCGGCTACACCGTCAGCCCCTTCGTGTACTTCAACGACTAAGGAGAAAAATAATGCAAAAACTTAACGAACAACTGGCGGTAGTTGCTGCCATTGACCCTTCTACCTCCACCACGACAACCACAACCGATGTGATTGACATGAGCCGCTATGATCGGGTTCTGTTCATTGTGTCGATTGGGACCGTGGCTGGTACAACCGACTTCCTGGTGCAGAGCGGAACCGCTACTGGCACCGTGACGACTTCGGTGGTGTCGATGGTGCAGTGGTCGGCAACGGCGGACAATCAGCAGGCGCTGATTGAGGTGGACGCTTCGGCACTTGGCG